ATCCGTTAAAGGATCCCGTCATCTCCGAGCGCTTTACAGCTTACCCTGATGACGTCTGGCACACATTCCAAGCGAAAGTGCACCGCTGCTTCTGTTAAACCCAACACTGGTTCAGAAGCTAAAACGTGTCGATCGTGCCTACGCACGAGCCTCGACACAAGAGAGACCATTTCTAATGGTCTGAGACTTATTCGGATCAAGTATGGACTTCCATACGTTGAGTTACCGGATCTCAGACCAGAAGAACTATCAAGGTTCCTCTCTTTCCTCCTGTTGCAAGGCCGTAAGAGGCCTAGCGTCAAGTTTCCCCGACGCCAAAGGCCATCAATTGATGGGCTTTCGACCTTGCAACGTCTGCGCAAGCACGAGAGATGGGAATTAGCCCATTCCGTCTCGTCAATTAAGCGCAACCTGCCTGCAGGTTGCCTTCGTTGCGCAACATCCGAGCGTTCTCTGTGGGAAGAGAACGCTTTCTCCATACCCCCCCCCTCCTCTTCGGCTTACCTTCGCTTTGTTAGGAAGGAAGTTTCGAAGATCTTCCCTTTCGGTTGGGATAGGAACTATGACGATTTTGTTTGGCGTCATTGTCCCAACCCGACAGCACGAATGAACGCGCCGCGCGCCGATTTGTTCTTCGCTGGCAAGGGGAGATCTTTCCGTCGGCAGTGCCTTACTGGTAAATCAATTCCTATCGATGAACCAGTACGTGCCCGGTATAAGGCGGTCATGAGCGCTGGGAAAAGTAGACCACTAGTAATCTATGATGAAAGTGTCGAAATACTAGCGCCTCTTCACAAGACGATTGAATCGCGCTTGATGAAGCTTCCATGGCGTCTTGTCGGACCTCCGACGGAGAAGAAAATATCATCTGCCTGTGTTTACCCTTGCCAGACCTCGGTAGATCTGGTGAGCGCCACAGACAACCTGTCCTTAGATGTGACAGAGGCGATACTTGGGACTTTACTTCGTAAGTCTCAGAGAATTCCAGGACCGGTTTGCCTACGGGCTTTCCAGTCACTCCGACCGATTATTGATTGCGGCGGAGAGGAGAAGGAAGTATCGCACGGACAGATGATGGGGAGCTATCTCTCCTTTCCTTTGCTTTCCCTTCACTCGTATCTCGCCGCTAAGTGGGCTCTTGGCGAGAGAGAAGGGAATGTCCTTGTAAACGGAGACGACACGCTCGTCTCGTCAAACGTTTACCTCGAAGCGTCTTCTTACCCTAGCGGGTACAAGCTTAACAATCTGAAGACGATTCGTTCAGAAAATGTCGCCGAAATCAATTCGACAGCGTTCCTAAAGAATTCAAAGGGCAAGTGGCGTGAGATTCGTCACTTGCGGAGAGGTGGAT